GACGTCAACAGCCTTCTGAAACTCGACCCATCTAACGCGGAACTGCTCTCTCAGAAGCAGCGCCTGCTCTCACAGGCGGTTGAGGAAACTAAAGGAAAACTCACCGAACTGAAATCCGTGCAGGACCAGATGGATGAGGGCCTGAAAAACGGTTCCGTCACCCAGCAGCAGTACGACGCCTGGAAACGCGAGATCGTCGCCACCGAGGAAGAACTGAAAAACCTCGAAACCCAAACCAAGAAAACGGATACTGCCATCTCCGCTACGCTGAAAGAAGCAGGCAGTAAGGTTTCCGCAGTCGGCGGCAAGATCGGCGGCGTCGGCGAGAGCCTGTCCAAAAATGTCACGGTTCCAATTGCCGCCGTGGGCGCAGCCTCCCTCGCCGCCTTCTCCGAAGTGGATGAAGGCATGGACACCATTGTCACCAAGACAGGTGCGACGGGCGACGCGCTCGAATCCATGGAGAACATCGCCAAGGATATCGCCACGACCATTCCGACCTCCTTCGCGGACGCAGGCACGGCCGTGGGCGAAGTCAATACGCGCTTTGGCCTGACCGGGAAAGCCCTGCAGGACCTCTCCACGCAGTTTATCGAGTTTGCTTCCATCAACAATACCGACGTCAACACCTCCATCGGAAACACGCAAATGATCCTGTCGCAGTTCGGCATGAGTGCGTCGGAGGCCGGGAACGTGCTCGGCCTGCTTACATCGGTCAGCCAGAAAACGGGCATCAGCGTTGACGATCTGAGCAACCTCCTGCAGCAGAACGGGGCCACCTTTAAAGAAATGGGGCTCGGCGTTGGCGAATCCATCACCCTCATGGGCAACTTTGAGAAAGCCGGTATTGACTCCGCATCCATGCTGACCGGGCTTAAAAAGGCTGCCTCCAACTATTCCAAAGACGGCAAAAGCATGGAGGAAGGTCTCGGCGACCTCATCAAACGCCTGCAGGATTCCAGCACGGAAGCGGACGCCACAACGGATGCCTACTCGCTGTTCGGCACCAAGGGCGGACTTGCTTTTGTCACGGCCGCCAAGGAAGGCCGAATCAGCCTTGACGGCCTGTCCACTGATCTTTCGAGCTTTGGCACGACCGTCAGCGATACCTATGAGGGAACACTGGACGGTATCGACTCGGCCACCACCGCCATGAACTCACTGAAAGAAGCCGGGGCCTCTGTTGGTGAGGCGCTGGGCGATACGCTCGCGCCAATCTTGCAGAGCGTCGCCGGTGCATTGAAGTCCTTTGCCCAGTGGTTCTCCAACCTCTCACCAGGTATGAAGGACATGATAGTCAAGATTGCTCTCATCGCGGCTGCTGTCGGACCGGTACTCATTATCATCGGCAAAGTGGTCAGCGCCATCGGCAGCATTATTTCCGCTGCGGGCGCGATCAGCGGCGTAATCAGCGCGATTGCCGGTGCGCTTCCGGCGCTGGGCGGCGTGATTGCCGCGCTCACCGGGCCAATCGGTATCGTGATCGCCATTGTCGCGGCGGCCATTGCCATCGGCGTCCTTGTTGTGAAAAACTGGGACAGCATCAAGGCTGCGGCCATCTCCATCTGGGGAGCCATCCGGGATTTCTTCTCAACAGTTTGGCAGGCCATCAGCAACACCTTCACCACGGTGGTTACAGCAATCAGTACGTTTCTGACTGGCACTTGGACAGCGATCACCACAACGATTCAAACGGTCTGGAACGGCATCGCCGCGTTTTTCTCCGCAATATGGGACGGCATCGTGAAGATATTCACCACAGTATTTGAAGTGATCAAAACAGTTATAACGACCTACTTCGAGATTTACAGGACCATCATCGAAACCGTGCTCAACGCCATTGAGGTTGTATTCACGACAATCTGGAACGCGATTAGCCAAGTGGTAACGACCGTAGTGACTGCGATGAGCACATTTCTCAGCAGTGCATGGGCAGCAATTCAAACAGCCATTACCACAGTGCTCACCGCGATTCAGACGGTATTCTCCACAGTATGGAACGCCATCAGTTCAACGGTCACTTCTATCGTGAACGGCATCAAAAACACGGTGACCTCCGTCTGGAATTCCATTAGTTCCGCTGTGTCCTCGGTTATGAACGCGATCAGCGGCACGGTGTCCTCCATCTGGAGTTCCATCTCCAGCGGTATCAGTACAACCATTGGGAATATCTATAACACCATCAAGACCGGCTTCGGCAATGCAGTCGATTTTATTAAAGGGCTGGCAAGCTCGGCGTGGAATTGGGGTGCGGATATCATCAACGGCATTGTGGACGGTATTAAAAGTTGCATCGGCAAGGTCAAGGACGCGGTGTCGAACGTCGCGGAAACCATCAAGTCGTTTCTGCACTTCTCGGTTCCCGACATCGGGCCGCTTGCTGATTACGAAAGCTGGATGCCGGATTTCATGTCAGGTCTTGCCAGCGGGATCGAGAAAAGCAAGGGCCTCGTATCCGATGCCATGAGTTCTGTTGCCGGGGACATGGTACTCCGGCCTCAGGCAGAGCTGTCCGGCGTTACCCAGAGTGGCGCATCCTCCGGCGCGGTCGCAGATATCCTGAGCGGCATCCAGTCGGCGCTTGCGGACCTGAAGAGCTCAAATACCGGGGACATCAGCATTCCGGTCTACCTTGGCGGGACTCTGCTGGACGAAGTCGTGGTCAACGCGCAGACAAGGCAGAACCTGCGGTCGGGAGGCAGATAACATGGCATTCATTCAATACCTGAACTTTGACGGCACAGATATTCCGCTTCCGGAAAGCTACGATGTGGAAGTTTCGGACGTCGTGTCGGACGCGGGCGGCGAAACGGAAGCCGGGACTACGCAGCGCGATGTGATTCGCTCCGGCGTTGTCGACATCCCGGTTTCCTTCAACGTTTCTCCGGCATGGCTAAAGAAGCTCTCTGAATACCGGAAGGAAGCAAAAATCAAAGTGAAGTTTTTCAACCCATACACCCTCGAAGCCGAGGAGCGGGATATGTATATCGACGGCTTTAAGACCAGCCTTGTGAAGGACACGTCCTATAAGGGACTGTGGAAAGTTTCATTTACGCTGAAAGAATTCTGACGGGAGGTGTTATTCCATGTATGCGGTAAGCGATGCGTATAAAAAAGCCATACAGGATAACACCCGCAGCTACTACTGGACCGGGAAGATCACGCTCGCGGACGGCACAGGATATCCTTTTGAAAATGAGGACATCGTGAAGGGCTCCGGCTACGTTACACGGCAGTGCTGCGGCAGCAACGAGATCGAACTTGGTACCGTCTACGCGGCGGAACTGGGCATCACGCTGCTCACCGACATCGACCGTTACAGCCTGAATGGAGCTACCATAGCACTTTCTTTCCATTTGGACATTGGGAACGGTGTCTATGAAGAAGTGCCGATGGGCATTTTTGAAATCTCCGAGGCGAACCGGACGATTAAATGCCTGGAAATCAAAGCCTATGATTACATGCTCCGCTTCGACGCCGATTTCGATGAAAAGGTCACCAACGGCGTGGCGTATGATCTGCTTCTGCTCGCCTGTGAAGCCTGCAAGGTGGAACTGGCCAATACGAAAGAGGAGCTTGCCGCCATGCCGAACGGCTCGTATGTACTGGGTGTCTACACGGAAAACGACATTGAGTCCTGGCGTGACCTGATTTTTTACATTGCCCAGGTACTCGGCTGTTTTGCACAGATTGACCGCACTGGCAAGCTGAAGCTCACGAAATACGGAAACACCCCTGTGGCGGACATACCCGACACACAGCGGTTCTCCAGCAGCTTTTCGGATTTTATCACCCGGTACACGGCCGTCTCCTCTACGAACGTCCGCACCAAGACGGCGGAATACTACGCGCTCGACCCAGATGACGGTCTGACCATGAATCTGGGCACAAACCCCTTATTGCAGTTTGGCCTTGCGGAAACCCGAAAGACACTCCTCACCAATATTTTGAACGACATCGCCGTAATCCGCTATGTGCCGTTTGATTCAACAACCATCGGCAATCCGGCATTCGACCCCGGAGACGTGATCACCTTCTCTGGGGGGCAGGCCGATGCAAAACAAATTACCGCTGTCACAAGTATTACCATTAAGGTCAACGGGAAGCACAGTCTGAAATGTGTCGGCAAAAATCCGCGCCTCGCGCAGGCCAAAAGCAAAAATGACAAGAATATCACCGGCCTTGTGAACCAGATCGAGGCCGGGAAGATTGTCGTTCATTCTTACCTGAATGCTTCGCCCTACACGATAGGCTCCACAGATACGGAGATTGTAAGCATCGAGTTTGCCTCTAATGAGGATACCGACGCGCAGTTTTTCGCGTCCATTCTGCTGGAGGTCAAAGCGGAAACGGTTGAAAAGGCCGGTCAGGCAACTGGCACTATCACAATTCCGGCCTCGACTTCGGGCGGTACGGCGACCACACAGGATGAAAGTTTTACGCTCACTTGGCAGGACGATGGCGACGCGGTGATTCAAGTCACCTACATCATCAACGACAATGTACTCACGACCTACTACCCGATAGAAACCTGGAAATCCGGCAAGCACATTCTGAATCTCTATTATCCACTCTCCGGGCTGACGGCCAACACCTACAACACCTTCCGGGTCTGGCTGAAAATGACCGGCGGTTCCGCTTCGGTCGGGCGTGCACAGGCGATTGCCACCATCAGCGGTCAGGGACTTTCCGCAAACAAGGTCTGGGATGGCCGTTTGGAATTCTCCGACACGGCGGCGCTGGTGCGCTTCAGCGGCTTGAAATCTGTCGGCTATACGGCGGCGGTGAGCACGGAACTGATAACTCCGACACCAGCCGCCTTCCTCGACAGCCTGCCGCTGTTCCGCGCGGGCGGCCTTTCCATCACGGCCTTTACGGATACGGCAAAAGTCGATCCGGTCGTCGTGACCGAAACCATCAACGTGGCGGACAAGAGGAAAATGGCTTACTCCGAAATTTATGTGAAAGTCACGGACAAGTTCGAACTGCAGACGGCCTATGCGTATAAGAGCGCGGAAGTCACAATTGATGAGGGCCGCATGTGCAGGCTGACCGTGAACACGGAGCAGTTTGCCAGTGTCACTGGATTGGGGGTTAAGAATGGCTGATTATAACGGGATGGAAGCCCTCCTTGCTTCCACCGAAAATCTGACACAGCTTTTGAATAACGTCGGGCACGACGACGATACGCTGACTTTCAACGGCGTGGACTGGTTCAAGTTCAACGGTGTCGTGGCGAACAACATCTACGTCAGCGGCAATAGCTGGTTTGGATTTGGCACAAGCGCCGAACAGCTGCAGGTTTGCCGGCGAGACGCGAAGCTCTGGAACTTCTGGCGCGAGGAAGGCACGCTCTACAACTACTATAAGTTCCTGCGGTTAAAGTGGGACGGCTACGCCCAGTACAACTCGACCTCTGACAGCGTCCATCTGACCTATGAAGTGTATCTGTTCAGCACAGGAGATATCTTTCTGAATGTGCTCCGTATGCCGGCTGATTCCAGCTATTTGGGTACAAACCAGTTAATTTGCACGGGCGGTACAAAAGCATTCACAGTGACCGCCGGGCAAACACTGCAGGAAACCTTCACGCATGCGAACGACAGCGGCACAGATTTTACCGCCGCAGCCGGTCTGATCAATATTCAAGCGCCCTATGACAGAAAGCACCTGATTGCCGACAAGGACGGAAAAATCTATACGGTTGTCACGGCAGCGGGGGTTTTATCCCTTTCGGAAATTGAAAATCCGGGAGAAATCAGCAAGGCGCTCTTTGAAACCCACGGCGTGGACGACAGGCCGCCCGGCTCACTGCTTCTACCGCTTACAAATCCGTCGCTTCTGTACTGGCAGGATTCGCAGGACTCTCTGCCGGTGCTGGAAGCGGATGTGACGGCGATGCCGTTTTCACAGACGGTGATCACAGAGAATGTGGATATGACGGATTCCACCATTCTCGGTATTGAAAAGGTCACCGCCGATTCCGACGACAATACGCTGTTTGCCGTATCCTTCGACAATGGGACGACATGGTGGAACTATGTGAACAATGCCTGGGCGGTCCTTTCCGACGAGCAGTCGGGCATGACCAAAGACGCGCTCGCGAATATCGGCACGGACGCATGGGCGCTAAAAGCTACCACCGGCCATTACACGTTCCGCTTTGTGCTTGCAGAGGGCGGCTATGTGAACAGCATTGTCGTCGATTACCTGAATTAGGAGGTCTGAGAAATGAAGCTAAAAGGCACTACAAAAATAGAACTGACCGATGTGCATACCGGAAAGAAAGAAGTCTTCCGGGATACGAATATGGTCACCACGGCCGTCTCTCAAGTGTTCGGCAACAACATTGAAGGGATGCTTTTCTGTGTCGCGGGCAGCAGTACGGTAAGCTGGAGCGACTATTTTCTTCCCATCTGTCCGAATACCATCGGCGGCATCCTCCTTTTTCAGGATGCCATTACGGAGGATGAGAACACGATCTACGCGCCGTCCTCCAACCAGTGTATAGGTTACGCCTCCAACGACGTCAATGCCACGGCAAATGTGCTGCGCGGGAGTTTAAATCTTACAGAGTCGAAAGCAACGGACAAGGGCTATAAGTTCGTCTGGGACTTCACCACCAGTCAGGGCAACGGAACTATCTCGGCGGTCTGTCTCTCGCACAAACAGGGTGGCGTCGGATATTTTGGCGATACCTATGACGCGGAAAAACGCCTGTTGCGTATGAAGAGCCCAAGCATCACATCAAGCGGAATCATTATGAACCGCTATGTGGACGCCGTGGAGGTCAATTTTGAAGGTAACTACTTTATCAGCATTTCCATGGACACATCAAACGCGATCCTGATCAATAAAGTGCGGAAGTCCTTCTGCAATATCGGCCTGAACTTCAATCTGCAGGAAAACGGCGATGAACTTCTGGAAACGCACACCATCAACCCTACCGTGTTCATTAACAGCACCGCCTCAAGTAACTACGGCTATTACGATTTCATCGATGGTGAGGACGGTTACTGGTATGGCTTCATGGGCAGCGGCAATTCGTCCGGCAACGCGACGGTGAAGTGGATCAAAATCAGCAAGGCCGATTTTACCTTTACCGAGGGCACGTGGACGCTTACCAACGCGCAGATATACCAGCTTGGATACCGCAGCGGTTATGGTGGCCAGCCATACCGGAATGTCCAGTCGGTTATGCGAGGCGGTTATCTTTATGCGCTGAAGTACGACAGAAAAGGAGTTTACAAGATTAACGCCAATAATTCGGCCGACATCACCCTGATTCCCTTCGGCTTCACCTCGAACTTCAGCGGCGGCGACAATTACGGCTACGTTCAGATGTATAAAATAGGCGACCGGATTCTTGGTTCGGACTTCAACATCTGCTCGGACGACACCATAATCGGCACGAAGAATTATACCGGCCTCAACTATGTCTGCACACCATTCTTTCGGTACGGACCCTATGCGATCAGCTTTGGGAGATATAGCTATTACTCGAATTATTCCGTTTACAAGACGCTGTTTCTCGTGACGCCGTATCTTGCGAGCATCAACAATCTGTCGACCTCCGTGATCAAGACGGCGGATAAGACGATGAAAATCACCTATACGGTGGAGGAAGCATAACAAACTCAGATGGAAGGCGGCTGTCCGGCACAGGCAGCTGCTTTTTTAATGCAATAAACAAGGAGGATTTTATTATGAAGGAATTTTGGAATGTGATTCAGCTCGTGTTCGCCGCTATCGGCGGATGGCTCGGCTGGTTTCTGGGAGGGTGTGACGGCTTGCTCTATGCTCTGATTGCTTTCGTGGTCGTCGACTACGTCACCGGTGTCATGTGCGCCGTGGTAGACAAAAAGCTCTCCAGCGCGGTTGGCTTCAGGGGCATCTTCAAGAAGGTGCTCATTTTCCTGCTCGTAGGGGTAGCGAACATTCTGGACGCGCAGGTGATTGGCACCGGCTGTGTTCTTCGCACGGCGGTCATCTTCTTCTACATCTCCAATGAGGGTGTTTCCCTGCTGGAGAACGCTGGCCATCTTGGCCTGCCCATTCCCACAAAGCTGAAGGCCGTGCTGGAGCAACTCCATGACCGCGCCGAAAAGGAGGATACGAAATGAATCTGCACAAACTTCTACTTGCGAACAATGACTGCTACAAAGCCGGTAAAACCATCGTTCCAAAGGGCATCATGGTACATTCGACCGGTGCGAACAATCCCAATCTGAAACGCTATGTCGGACCCGATGACGGGTTGCTCGGCGTGAACCAGTACGGAAACCACTGGAACACCGCCACTCCCGGTGGCAGTCAGGTCTGCGTTCACGCTTTCATCGGCAAGCTGAAGGACGGCTCCATCGCCACCTACCAGACTCTACCGTGGAATATGCAAGGCTGGCATGGCGGCGGCAGTTCCAATAACACACACATCGGTTTCGAGATATGCGAGGACGGACTTTCCGACCCCACATATTTTTCTGCCGTTTACAAGGAAGCGGTCGAGCTTTGCGTGTATCTTTGCAAGCAGTACGGACTCACGGAGAAAAATATTATCTGCCACTGCGAGGGCTACAAGCAGGGCATCGCTTCCAACCACGGTGACGTCATGCACTGGTTTCCGAAGCACGGAAAATCGATGGACACTTTCCGGGCGGATGTGAAAGCGGGGCTGGCTACTGCGGAAACGCCCGCGCCAGTGACGCCGACCACACCGAAGAAGTATTATCGCGTCCAGCTCGGTGCGTATTCCGTTAAGGCAAATGCCGACGCCATGCTCCAAAAGGTCAAGGCGGCGGGCTTCACTGATGCGTTTATCAAATACAGCGAGTAACACGATACCCCGCATTCCTGTAAAAGTCCATAAACCAGAGGTCAAGTAGTTGACCTACAGTTAATGCCCGTCGAGGTTTTTTTCTTCGGCGGGCTCTTTTTTTATGTCCCGGTACGGTTTTCGGCTTTGCCTGTCCTGTACGAGGTGGAGGGATGACCCTCGGAACGGAGGTTCTGTCGATGACCGATAATCAGAAACAGTCACTTAGAGAGATGCGGGGTTCCGGCCTCGGATATAAAAAGATAGCGCAGGCGCTCTGCTTACCCATTGGTACGGTACAATCCTTCTGCCGCAGGGAATGCGTGCCCGTCATGGGTACAGCCATATATGACGAAGACCACTGCCGCCAATGCGGGAAACCGCTGGTACAGAAGGACGGCGTGAAAAAACGCAAGTTCTGCTCGGATGCCTGCCGCATCAAATGGTGGACGGAACACCCTTGCTCCAAAAACGGGAACACCAAATCCTCACGGGAGATCGTCTGCGGATACTGCGGTAAGACGTTTACCGCCTACGGAAGCGCGCCTCGGAAGTACTGCTCACATGAATGCTATGCAGCGGCGAGATTCGGAGGCGACGGAAGATGACAAAGGAACAGATGGGCAAGGAGCTTTTATACCATGCAAGCCTCTCTCCCTTCAAGGCACTGCTCAAGGACGGCGTCATCTCCGAGGCGGAGTACCGGGTAATTGATACAATTCTCCGGGGTAAATATTCTCCGTTATTTGTCGGAGAAAGTTATCAGATATCGCTGGATAATCAGCGGAATTGACGGTAATATGTCCACTACCCAAAGGAGGACAAAGTCATGGAAAAACAGATTTATGACATTACGCCCACGCGCATGACGCTCACCGAGAAGAAGCGCGTGGCTGCGTATGCGCGGGTATCCTGCGATAAGGATACCATGCTCCACTCCCTTGCCGCGCAGATCGATTATTACCGCAAGTACATCATTCACAACCCAGAGTGGGAGTTTGCCGGGGTCTACGCCGACGAGGCAAAAACAGGAACGAAGGAAGACCGGGAGCAGTTCCAGAAACTCCTGTCAGACTGCCGTTTGGGACTGGTCGACATGGTCGTCGTGAAGTCGATATCGCGCCTTGCGAGGAACACGGTCACGCTGCTTGCCACGGTGCGGGAGCTGAAAGAACTCGGCATCAATGTCTTTTTCGAGGAGCAGGGCATCAACTCCATCAGCGAAGAAGGAGAACTGATGCTCACGCTTCTGGCGTCGCAGGCGCAGGAAGAAAGCCTTTCGTGCAGCGAGAACTGCAAGTGGCGTATCCGTAAGGGCTTTGAAGAGGGCCGTCCAAACACCTGCACCATGCTGGGCTACCGGCTGGTGAACGGCGAGATAACCGTGGTGCCGGATGAGGCGGAGATAGTGAAAGAGATATTTGACCGCTACCTTTCTGGCTGGGGCGTACAGAAGATATCCAACTCGTTCAATGAGCGCGGTGTCCATTCAGAAAGAATCACACATTGGTATCCGGACACTATCCGAAGTATTCTGCGGAACGAGAAGTATGTAGGCGACCTGCTCCTGCAGAAGACCCTGCGAGAAAACCACATCACAAAACGCGAGGTCGTCAATGACGGGCTGTTACCGCAGTTCTATATTACAGACGACCATGAGCCGATAGTGTCCAGAGAGGTTTTCTCTGCTGTGCAGGACGAGGTCCAGCGCCGAGCCGCAAAACACACTTGCAGCCCCGGTGTCAAGAGCGTTTTCACTGGCAGGATTCGGTGCGGTATCTGCGGTAAGAACTACAGACGCAAGACCACCCCATATAATACAGTCTGGTGCTGCTCCACCTTTAACAGTAGGGGTAAAGACTACTGCGCTTCAAAGGTCATCCCGGAGGAAACACTCAAGAATTACATTGCCGAGGCTCTTGGGGATAAGACTTTCATGGAAGACCATTTCACCGACACAGTGGCACAAATCGTTGCGGAGCCCGCTAATATTATGCGGCTGATTTTCTGCGACGGCACGGAAAAGACAATCATATGGAAAGACCGCTCCCGCTCCGAAAGCTGGACGCTGGAGATGCGGGAGGCTGCAAAGCAAAAAGCATTCAAACGGAAGGAGCAAACAGATGGGCAATAAGAATGTCACTGTGATACCACCCAAGCCTCAAGGCTTTATGCAAGGCTTGCCCGGAATCACAAAAAGGCGGAAGGTGGCTGGGTACGCCAGAGTATCCACAGACAAGGATGAGCAGCAGAACAGCTACGAGGCGCAGGTCGATTATTACACTTCCTATATCCAGCGAAATCCCGAATGGGAGTTCGTGGAGGTCTACACCGACGAGGGCATCAGCGGTACCAGCACGAAACACCGTGAAGGCTTCAAGCGGATGATAGCCGACGCGCTGGATGGCAAGATAGACCTCATCCTCACAAAATCGGTCAGCCGGTTCGCCCGCAACACGGTGGACAGTCTCACCACCATTCGGCAGCTCAAGGAAAAAGGCGTGGAGGTCTATTTTGAAAAGGAAAACATCTATACCCTCGACTCCAAGGGTGAGTTGCTCCTGACCATTATGGCTTCACTCGCCCAGGAAGAAAGCCGCAGCATCTCAAAAAACATCACATGGGGTAAGCGCAAAAGCATGGCGGACGGCAAGGTGTCCTTTGCCTACAGTTCTTTCCTCGGCTACGATATGGGTGCCGACGGTAAACTGTTCATCGTGGAAGAGCAGGCAAAAATCGTCCACAGGATCTACGATGAGTTCCTTATGGGAAAGACCTGCTACGAAATAGCAAAGGGGCTCACGGCAGAAGGCGTTCCCACCCCCATGAACAGAACCAACTGGCAGGATACTACGGTCAGAAACATCCTACAGAATGTCAAATATCGCGGGGATTCGGTGCTGCAGTCTACATTTGTGGAAGATTATTTGACTAAAAAAGTGAAGAAAAACAACGGAGAATTACCAAAATTTTATGTTTCTCAGAACCATCCGCCTATTATCCCGCCGGAGAAGTTTGAAATGGTACTGGATGAGTTCCGCAGGCGCAAAGCGGGCGGTCCGTACACCTGCATTTCACCCTTCTCCGGCAGAGTCGTATGCGGGGACTGCGGCGGTTTTTACGGCAGAAAGGTGTGGCACAGCAACAGCGCATACCATACCTTCGTCTGGCACTGTAACAACAAATTCACCAAGCGGAAATACTGCTCAACGCCCTCGGTAAAGGAAGAAGCCATCGAGCGGTGCTTTGTAGACGCTTTCAACAGCCTCCTCGCACGGAAGGCAGAGATTGCGAAAAACTATGAGGAGTGCCTTGACGCCATCACCGACGACCGTCCGCTCAAAGCAAGGCTTGCCGAGGTGGATGCGCTTTGCACGGGGCTTGCCGCAAAGATGCGGGACAACCTTGCCAGAGAGAGCCGGATGGTGGATGAGTGCGAAGAGGACAGTCCGCTCAAGCAGGAGCGTGACGAGATCACCGCAGAGTATGAAGCCCTGCAAAGTGAGTACCAGGAGCTCAACTCAAAGATTGCCCTCTGTGCTGCCAGAAAGGTTCAGGTTCGCGGATTCCTGCAGCTTTTGAAACAGCAGAAAAAAGCCTTGGTCGAGTTCGACCCGCTCGTTTGGCAGGCTGCGGTCAATTACATGGTCATCAACGAGGACTGCACCGTGAAGTTCTTCTTCCGCGATGGGACGGAGCTGCCGTGGAAGATAGACCCCGGTGTGAAATCGTACAAGAAAAAGAGAAAGGCGGCGGAGTCATGCCAGATGTCAGAATAATACCGTCCCGACAGAAGAAAACCGCGATAAAGCGAATGGCGGCATACTGCCGTGTGTCCTCCTCCAGCGAGGAACAGCTCCACAGCTATGCCACACAGGTCAAATACTACACCGAAACGCTCACAGCCGATACATCCTGTGAGCTTGTCGGCGTGTATGCCGACGAGGGCATAAGCGGGACTTCCGCCCGGAAGCGACCGAAGTTCATGGAGATGATAGCAGACTGCCATGCCGGAAAAATAGATGCCATCATAACAAAAAGCGTGTCCAGATTCGGTCGAAATACCGTGGACACGCTTGTTTATACCCGGGAGCTGAAGGGGCTCGGTATTGATGTGTACTTTGAGAAGGAAGCCATCCATTCCAGCAGCCCGGACGGAGAACTCATGCTCACTCTTATGGCGGCGTTTGCTGAGTCAGAGGCGGAAACACTATCTGAAAATGTAGCGTGGGGATTTCGCAAAAGGTACGCCAAGGGCGATATCAACAGCCTACCAATACACAATCTCTACGGGCTTGATAGAGAAACCGTTACGGGTGAGATAATTATTGTTGAGGACGAGGCCTCCATTGTGCGGAGAATATACGATGAGTTCATGGCGGGCATCAACACGCAGCAAATTGCAAACAGACTTAATCAAGAAGGTGTTCCAACACACCGCAAAGAAGCCACATGGCATAATAAAACCGTAATCAACATTCTGCAGAACGAGAAATATTGCGGTGATGTTCTGTTCCAAAAGACGTACAGCCCGGGGGCTTTATCTAAGGTCAAACAGAATCATGGCGAACTGCCGCAATACTTCTTAAGAGACGCCCTTCCAGCAATAATTGACAGGAAAACATGGGAGATAACCCAAATGGAGTATGCCAGGAGAGTATTACAACACATCGGCCAGCCGTCCCCAGAATATCCCTTTGAAGGCAGAGTCTTCTGCGGAGTATGCGGAAGAACGGTGGTGTATTGCCGCTTTCGCGACGGCAGTGGTTATAAACCGTGGTGGCGCTGCTGTACAAAAGTGACGCGGTTCAAGCGCCCTGACGACATAGAGCACGATGATTGCCGTATTCCCGTGGACAGACCTGCACAGGTATTCACGCAGGCGTGGAATCTCATCATTAGCAAGCGGCTGCAGTATGCGCCCCGGCTGAAACGAATAGCCGAAGCTGATGATAATGAGCTGACCCGGTATCACGCTTCGGTAATGCTCCGGTTGATGGACGAGGTCGGCAAGCTGGACGGGTTTGACTACCCGCTCTCCCTTCGGACGCTCGACCACATGGAGCTTCAATTGGACGGCAAGCTGACGGTGGTATTCCTTGGTGGGATACGGATGACGATTTGAAACAACAAAGGGTATACAATCTTTATGGCTTGGCTGGGATACTGTTACGGGCGAAATAATTATTTATGAGTACGAGACTCTTCCTATGGGAAGGATATAAAATGGGTTCATGATAGGCATCAATACACAGCGCGCAGCACATAATATAATAATCGCAGTTGCTCCGCACGAGACAGTAACTCTTTATTTTGAATATAAAATTCAAAATAATAGATAGCCGATTGACAGATTGGCACAGATGTGCTATGATATGATTGCACTGTGAAGTGAAACCGCGCATTTAGGAGGCATTGCATATGAATTTTGAAAAAGGACATATTCTTCCCACCGTAAGAGTACAGAAGATCGAGTTGGAAAATTTTAGGAGTGTTACGCACGGAGAGGTGCTGCTTAATTGCGGGCGCAATGTTGTGCCTCAAGATACTGAATCTGATATACTCGGCATCTATGGTCAGAACGGTTCAGGAAAGACATCTGTTATAGAGGCCATAGCTATTCTGAAAAGGGCAATGTCTGGCGATCCTGTTCCTGCCCGCTATTCAGAATGTATTTCTCTGGGATCAGATTGCGCCGCACTTTCGTTTACCTTTGATTTGCAATATCCAGTAGAGAATCCGTTTACAAGGACCATCACATACTCATTTAAGATTGAGGCTATCCCAAACGAGAAATCTGAAGACAACGAAGACCGCAGGTCTATTTCTTCCCTGTTCCCAAGCAAAGTTAGAATATTTGACGAAGTCATTAGCGCTTCTGGCCTTTTTGGCGGAGAACAGTCGAAGAAGCAGGATATTCTTGTTACTTCGGGTGCCAATTATCCTATTGGTCCCGTAAGGAAAATCTCTCAGTATGTTGGAGAGGAAAAAGATTCTGTGATTGTCGATCTGGAAGTAAACAAACGATCCGCCGCAAAAGACTCAAAGTCATTCATCTTTATGGACGAGACTCTGGACGTATTCTTCCAGCACTGCAATAATTCTGAGTATTTTCAAATTCTCCTTGAACTCAGAAATTACGCTGCTCTTTATCTATACGCAGTTGATACACGTACTTCGGGAATGGGCGCAGTCCTTTCTGTTCCTCTTAATACCAGGCGCGGTGTGCTTGGACTAAACCTCATGGGCATCTCTCGTATGCCGCAGCGTATATTTGAGGATTTGGAGTATTTTGTCTCCGGGATTAATACTGTTCTGCCTGCTTTAGTAGCTAATCTCAAGTTGGAGCTTGTCCATGATGAGGTGGTTATTGAAGGTACAAAAGGGCAGGAAGTTAAACTCTTTTCGAGGAGAAATGACATCCTAATCCCGCTACGGGATGAGTCCGCAGGAATTATCAAACTGATAAGCGTGTTGTCACTAATAATTGCCACATTCAACGACCGCTCCATTACCGTCGCAGTTGACGAACTGGATGCCGGAATCTACGAGTATCTACTCGGTGAAATACTCTCTGGGCTTGAATCATATGGTAAAGGCCAATTCATTTTTACCTCTCACAACCTTCGTCCTCTGGAAGTACTGAAAAAAGAAAACCTGATCTTTACTACGGCAAATCCGGAGAACAGATATATCCGCCTTAAAGGCGTTGGTCGAACAAACAACCTCAGAAATCTGTACCTTCGGGAAATTCTTGGCAACGACCAGGACGAGCAAATCTATGATGCGGCAAAACGCCAACGTATGATTGCGGCGTTTATGAAAGCGGGTGTTGGACTTGCCGAAGAAGAGTAAAAAAGAAAAACAGAGTCCAAACTTCGTAATCTTCCTTGTAGAGGGAGAAAGTGATCAAATCGCTTTAGAAACCCCTCTATCTGAGTTGATCTTTGAAAAGCATCCGGACTACGAGGTGCGATTTCTGCTTCAACAACGTGTTGTAAACAAAGTCGGTGATGAAGTCGATGATGATGGTGACGATGACAATGATGAATGTTATCTCGAAGAGGAAGAATATAGCTATGGAGGTGACATTACAAGCAGCTCGTTTGTTACCCCAGAGAACATCGTAATCAAAATAGAAAACAGGTTTTTTAAGCCCGCCATAAAGACTGAAGGCCTCTATCCAAAACGCATAGCCAAAATCATTCATATTGTTGACTTGGATGGAGCATATCTTCCGAATGAGAATGTAATCCCGCTTTCCGCGGATCATTCAACACGGGAGAAACCATTTTATGACGGTGAACATGGCATAATTGAAGCACCTGATGTAGATGGCATACGAGAACGAAATAAGAGGAAGATGGAAAATGTAGATTTCTTACTTTCCCTCACAGGGACTGGAATTAAGATTAAAACGAGTACTATTCCGTATGAGATCTATTTTTTCTCCTCGAACTTAGACCACTTTATTCACAGGGAAGCAAACTTGGAGAGCGGGAAAAAAGCTTATGCGGATCAGTTTCTAAGAAAATGCGGCCTGTTCACGGAGCAATTCTGTAGTTTTTTCTACAATGATCCTTCATCGATTGGAAAAATGGGCTACAATGAATCCTGGAATAAAATCAAGCAGCAGGAAAACTCCGTAAGACGCTTCACAAATATTGATTACTTAATTTACAGACTGCAAAAAGAAGAATAGCAAAGTTTAGGCAACGGGCTGTCAAAGCCCTTCTTCCACACCATTTGACGAGGAAATGGTAAGAGTTTCGTTAGCGTATTTTGACCTCCGCTGCAGAGATGTGGCGGAGGTTTTTCATAGTCACACCCAGCTTTTTTCTCCCCAATTATGCTCAGCATCAACCGAATTCCGGCAACAAAAATGCCCTCGATAATGGGGCAAAATAGAGCGGCTTTTATAGTCACACTTCGGCATGATGCTCGATACACGCTCTGCTCCTACACAGAGTTAGAATGGTTGTGTTCAACGCTTCTGGGAACACAGGCTTTCCGATACCACTCGTCATCATCGAAGCCACCGCCGCTGAAAAGCCCCGTAACACGGCACTTTCTGCGATTTGAATACCCCTGCGCTCAATTTGAATACCCTAACCGATGAAAAATAAAAGTGTATCAGCGGTACGGTCACAGCACAAATTCATTATCTGGGATACAAACCGATACATCATCTACGACATTTGTTTTTTCATCAAAAGTCTTACACAGTTTTTCGATTCTTACTGATGCCATAATTCATCAACACCTAATGTTTATTTGATCCTTTTGGAAAATGTTGGTTGTGCGTTCTATGATCCTTTTTGAGCTTTCGCTGATTTGTTGTCAACCGATGAGATGCACCAGAAACCAAATTTTGTTTGTCAGCACTTACATACCGTCTGAAAGAGTCATAAATTATCATCCAATTGTCATAGGTCAACTCGGTCACTTTGCAAGTTGGCGTGATACCAGCCGCTTTACATATTCTCTTCAGTTGCTCATATGAAAATAGACGCTTAGTTTTCTGCTTAAAATCCACTCCGTTTTCAGAAAAGATAAAAGTGATAAGATCACGATACAAACTGAGTTGATCTGATGAAAAGGAACATTTTTCTCGATGAATGTGTGATAATACAATACGAACATTCGGAGCAGGGACAAAATCCTTAGGCTGAAAATCGTAGATATCTTCAAAAGAAAATAATGGTTTATAATAGAGTGATTTCAAACTTTCCTGATAAAAAGGTCTACCTGCATACTTCAAAAAAGCCTCATGCTGCATAATAAAATACACATCAACGACATTTGGCAAAGAAAGTACGCGCTGCAAAATGGACGCAGTTATGTTAAAAGGTATGTTCGAAAAAAACTTAATGGGTCTATCTTTTTGATAATTATACGTACTTGCATCAGCACAAACTATTTCAACATTTTCTACCTTTGCAAAACGCTCCTGCAACGAGGAACAAAGGTGCTTATCTAATTCAATCGCTATTATATGTGCACCTGTATCCGCCAAAACTTGTGTGATAATGCCTTTTCCAGGACCAATTTCATAAACAGTATCATCTTTACAAATAGAGGTCTCATCAACCAGTCTTTGCACTAATGATTCATCATGAAGAAAGTTTTGGGATACAGATAGTGTGGTTCTACTATTAATAGCCTTTCACCCCCATCAACGCAACCATCAAAAGCAATACAAGCCTATCTTGTTGGCAAAATTATTATTTTGTCTATTGCATCGGTCGAAGATTCAGCTCGGCTTACACATGGAAAGCCTTTTATGAAGAAAATCTTTCGGCTTTCAAAAAGCTAAATGACTATAGTTCAATATTGTGGCCATCGTTTCTGTTATCTGCCAAGCAACAACATACCAATTTATATATTATATAGCAAGTCTTTCTGTATTTCAATAGGATTCTATAAAAAATTCTGCAATTCATACAAAAGTTACAAATTGCAGACAAATTCATCCTGGCAAAGCCGCCGACCAAAGTAGCCACAAAATAATAATTTCGTCTATCGCACCAGCCCTAACCCTTCAAGCTGCCGTGCGTGTTCCGCTCCCGTGGAGAGCAGATCTTGAACCGTGGGAAGCGTGACTGGATTGCAGCTCTTGAAAGCCAAAAAGCTGTCTACTTAATTACTGACACCAATACCGGAAAACTATATGTGGGCTCCGCTACAAGCGATAACGGTATGCTCCTGCAAAGGTGGCGCAGTTATGCAGCAAATGGTCATGGTGGCAACAAAGAACTAATAGCACTGGTTAATGAACAAGGTTTTGATTATGTGAGAAGCAATTTTCAATATTCAATCCTTGAAAATTACAACTCAAAGGTTGATGACTCAGTAATCCTTGATAGAGAGTCTTGGTGGAAAGAAGTACTCCAAACTCGAAAGTTTGGCTACAACAGTAATTAACCCAAAATTGCGAAAGGTCCTCTTTTTTTAGAGGACCTTTTTGTATCATTTTTATAGTCACACTCGGCTTTTTGAGCCGGCCCTCCACACGGGCTTGGCAACCAAATATGAGCTGGTTTTCGCCATTTAAAGAGGCGTATTTTATAGTTACACTCCACAGTCGGAGTGGCGCTCTGTACCCACGTCCGGGCGAATTGGTATAGATGGTTCGCTCAGATTTTTCTATCCACACTTTCTGCTGCTACCGACGAGCGAAGCAAGCAAGTGGCGAAAAATGCCCATTCTACGGCACTTTCAGCGATTTGAATACCCCTGTGTAATTTTGAATACCCTAACGCATATTTTGAATACCCTAACCGATGAAAAATAAAGTTGTATTAACGGCTCGGTCACAGCACAACTATGTCGCAGAGAATTGATACAATGATTGTATTCGTTCTCTGCGACATTTTTATGCTCAAAAATCCTGTAAACACGGCATTTTTGAGCATTTTACCCTCCGTTCGCTACTTCACCTGCGACAAATCGTTAGCGAGCAGCATTTTGGTGCAAAATCTTGGCTTTGGCATCTATACCATCAGGCGTTTGCAAACATTGAAATGCAGCAAACAAAATTATTTCGCGTTCGCCAAAGTGTAGGTTTGTCAAACATATGTTACACACTGGAGCTAAAAAAATCATCTAATACTTGTTTAGGTGAGCGCCATAATAAAGGTCTCATAGGAAAATTATTGTAGTCTCTTTTATTGTATATACTTAATTGTTTAGAGAAATCATCAAAAGAGTAGAAAGTTCTAACAGCATAGAACCTTT